ATTAGATTAGATTAGATGGACGAATTTAAGTTAATTGGCTTCTGCATGAAGTGTCTTTGTGTTTTTAATGATTACTTTAATAAATTTAAAGCATGCCCTTTGTGCAGAGGTCAATTAAAATTTGGTTCTCTAAGAAATAAGATTCTATTTGATGAAACTTTAAAGAAAATTAAAGAAACTAGGAGATGGATTTAAAATGAGCAAGACTCAAGACGAATTAAAAGCACAAATTAAATTAGAAACTCCTTCTCGTCCAATCACTAATCGAGATCGTGCTTATATGCTTCAGTATAGATTTGTCAATAACTTTGGAATTGAGTCCGGTCGTGTTCAAGAGAAGGTTTTTTGGTTTGCCGGAAATTTAAAGGAAGCCAAGAATCGTGCTCGTCTGCATTGTACAAGAATGGGAGCAAAATTTCTTTATTGCTGTCCATTTATCATTGATTTAGATGCTCAAGAAGAGCTTAAAGCGCGAAATGAAGATGATTATCAAGGAGAATATGAGTAATGTCTATAGACATGATAGTTGGAATGGCGGCGGCGTTAATTATTGAATCTGTTAAAAATCCTCAACATAGAAGTTCTTTGAAGAAAGTAATGTTAAAGATTAGAAATGTTATTAATCAGGCTTATTTAGGAGATCCAGATTTTCAATAGAACTATGAAAGATGCTTGGAGTCACGAGCCGGCGATGTTTTTAGGAGTGATTCAAGCTCTTTTATCATTATTTATTTCATTTGGTCTAAATTTAAAAACTGAGCAAATAGGAGCTATCTTAACATTTTTAGCAGTACTTATAGCCTTTATCACGCGAAGTCAAGTGGTACCGGTTGATAAGTTAAGTCAAAGAACTTTAGATAAAATAGACCTAAATAAGTCTTAAATGAATGTCTTCTCTAATCTCTCAAGGATATTCTCAATTACTGCGTCGAGCTAAAAATCAAGTAGATTTTACATTTCGTAATATTCAGCAAGATCAATTCTTCTGGTCTCTTTTTCGTAATAACTGTTTTTCCGGTGGGTTTGGAAATGGAAAAACTTGGATAGCATGCTTACGGCAATTTATCATGCTTTCCACTTTTCCAGGCTATATTTCATTGTTTGGTCGTCAAGAATATAAGTGGTTAAAGGCGACTACAATGAAAACGTTCTTTAAAATTTGTCCTTCTGAATTTGTTTTACGTCACGATGTTCAAGAAGGAGTTACAATTTTTACTAATGGATCTGTAGCCTTGTGGCTGCATTTAGATGCATTCGATGAACAAAGTTTAAGAGGCTTAGAATTTAACTCTGGTTTATTAGACCAGGTAGAAGAAATTGAAGAAAGTATTTATTTAGTTTTAGATGGACGCGTCGGTCGATGGGATGGAGCAAGAGTTCCAGATCATTTAATTTTTAATGCGATTCCTGGAGAAATTTGGCCTAAATTAAATTTAGAACCTTCAGTAAAACTTTTCGAAGAAATTTCTAATGATCCTAAATTTGAAGATATTAAATATTTCTTGTACGATAAATCTCAGTGGCCTAAGGCTCCTGATGGTCGTTTTCGTGTCAGAAATTTTCTGGATGTTTTATGTAATCCCGAAGATGAGTTTCATTGGGTTTATCGCCGTTATCATCCTGATTCAATCGAACGAAAGAAAAATCATTTCTACATTGAAAGAGGTACTGATGAAACTTTAAATGATCCGGAAACGATCGAGAATATGAAAGATCGTGCACCGGAGTGGGTAGATAAGTATTATCATGGTAAATGGGGAAAGAGTGCGGCTCAGATTCATAAAATACATAAACTTTCTATTATTAATCCTGAAGACTATTCGGAAGGTACTTTCAATGAATTTCTTAAAAAAATATTCAATAGAGGAGCTTTGTATAGATGCCTCGATCATGGTGAAACATCCCCTACTTGTTGTCTTTGGTTTTGCGCTCTCAATAATATCCATATCTGTTATAGAGAATACTATGTACCAGATCAAACTATATCTTTTCATCGAGAAGGTATAACTGAATTAAGTCAAAATGAATTTAAAATTATTGAAGACTATGTCTCAGATATTGCTGATCCCAGTATATTTCATAAGCGCCGTGGTATTACTGATGGAAGTAAAAATAATTTTAAAACATCAATAGCTGATGAATACTCGACAGATGAAATTGATGCTCCGTCTTTGTATTGGTCTGCTGGAGACAACAATGAACTTGTTACGCGAAATAGAATTAATGAGTGGCTCAAACTCGATTACAAACATGCTCACCCGATCACGAATGAATCTCCAGCGCCAACACTCTATTTTATCAAATATTCTAAAGAACGATATCCTTACGGAATAACTCAAGCAATATTACAAACTCAACGTCAGAGAAGAGAAAAGATTGGTGAAGATAATGGAAAGCCAATTTATTGTGATAATCGAAGTGAAGGTGTTGTAGATCACGCTTATGATCCGGTCCGGTATTATATTGCTGAACATAATTTAAGTAAACCTGAAGAACAAAGAGAACCTCCAGAAAGATCTTTTGCCGGCGCGGAACGAATTAGACAACGTAATTTAAAACTAGAACTTCCAGGAATTTAAGTGGCACGTTATCAAAACTACTGGCTTAACAAGACTAATACAGCTGATAGATATTATCAAGAATGGAGTAATCTATTTAAATGTGATAAACTCGAAGAATACTACGAAGGGTTTCAATGGCGCGGTCTCAATTCCTTAGCTTTTGGTCAACGTCCTTATGTAATAGATTTGATCTATGCTGCTATTGAAAATAAACTAGCAAATATGCTTCTGGCTTATCCAGAATACGATATTACTGCTAAACCGGGCTTCGCGGATTGGGATCAAGAATCAGCTTATGGTCTAGCGCAATTAAAAGGAGATGCTTTAAATACAATCATTTCAAATGAAGATATTTATTTTACAGATAATATTAAATTAGCTGCATTAGACTCTTTCTTTCGTTTTTCTATTATTGAAGTGGGTTATGCAGCGGATTGGCAAAATCCAGCTAAGATAGCTCCACTTTCAGATATAGAAAAAGAGAATGTTGTAGATACTCAAAATAAAAATAAAGATGAAGAAGTTCCAGTAAATGAGACACTTTATTTCAAATGGATTCCGGCACGACGATTCCGTGTTAGTATTGCAGATTCTCCATTCTTAAATCATTGTGCCTGGTGTGGATACTCTACCTATTATTATCGTTCTGCATTAGAAAAATTAGATATTAAAATTCTTGAAGGTTCTCTAAATACCATAAATAATTCTACATTCTCGCCCGACTATTCCGGTCCGACCCGAATTAATGCTAGAGCTGAAGGTAAAGAAGATTCTGAATTAGAGTATCTAATTAAATCTAATGAAGTTCGCAAGGTTTGGAAGATTTGGAATAATAGAGAACAAGAGAAAGAATTAGTAGATGGAAAAACAGGAGATGTTCTTTGGCATGAACCATATTCTTATATTTCATTAGTTGACCATCGTTCTGTCTTTCGTTTAAAAGGGTGGTATCCTATACCTCCTGTATGGTATTGGATAAGTCCTCAAAATGAAGTTAATGAAGCTAGAGAGCAATTACGTAATTATAGAAGAAGATTTAAACGTAAATTTGAAGCTCTTAAAGGTAAAGTAGAAACAACTGAGTTAGATAAACTAACTTCAGATATAGATGGAGAAGTAATCGTAGTTAAAGAACATGGAGCTATAGCCGGAATAGCTAATCCAGATATAGGAATTTCAATTCAACAAGGTTTAGAATTAGGCTATTCTGATTTTAATTATGTTACTGGAACGGCTCAAATTAGAGAATCTGATCGAGAAACAGCCACTAAATCTAAGATAATTTCAATGAAGGAGCAGGTTCGAGAAAGTGTTGAAAGAGTTAATTTAGATAAATTTACATGTAAAATAGGCCGTTTAGGCCTTAAAGTGATGTTAGAGAACTTTACTCAACCGCTCTGGATTAAATATTCTATAGATCCTTCAGAGAATTTTCTAGGAGAAATTCAAGATAAAGGCCCTATTTATAAACTAATTCAAATTTACCAAATGAATGACGGTTGTGATTATACTATAAATTTAAGAGTTAATAATGCTACACCGGATCAGACTGAGCAAGAAATGCAACAGATGGTAGCATTTTTTAGTATAGTA